AAAAACAGAAATAAATAATAAAAATATTCTAAATAATAAAAATATTTTAAATAATAAAAATATTTTAAATTTTATTGAAACATTATATGATAAATTATAATAATTTAACTTCATTTAGTTCAACATTTTCTTTTATACTAAAATTATTTTTATTTTTATTTTTATTTATATTTGATATTATTTCTCTAATATTAATATTATTATTTATATTTATATGTAGTCCCTGTTTATTAGTACTAGTAATTATTTTTTTTAATTTAATAGGAGGAAAGCCACCGTTTGGTATTTTATTCATATATATATAATTATATTTTTTTTTAATTTGAAACTAAATATAAATTATTTGATAATGTGTAATTATTTTTATTAACACCGGCTAAAGTAATATTATGGATGTATGTATTATTATTTTGTTGATATGAAATATAATTATTTATAAAAACATTATCATTATCTATTATATTATTTAACGTTCCAATAATAATATTATTAATAAATTTAAAAGTACAATCAATAATTTTTGGTAAAATACTACCACTCAATGTATAATTAGATACAATATAATTATTACTATTAATACCAGTCAAAGTTATATTACTAATATAAATATTTATATTATTATTTACTTTATAATCAGAATACATTGAATTAAAATAACTAACTGAAACATCATTATTTTGTAAAATATTATTTATTGATTGTATTTCAATATTTGTATTAAATGTTTTATCATAATATTTATTAAGATTTATAAAATTAATATTAAGCACTATTGGATTTATTAGTGAATAAGTATAATAAGCAGTTGTATAATAATTATTGGTATCTATAATAATATTTGTAATAATAATTTCTTGTAATCCAACAGCAGTACTAATATAATTTGCAACATATGAAATAATATTAATTTTATCTGTTGTATTTAAAATGGTATATGAATCAATAATTGCACTTTTAATATTATCATATATTTTAGGTTTTACAATAAAATCAATTTGTAAAGCGGTTGGTAGTATTGTAGATTGTAAATAAATATTATTAGTATAATAATTAGTATCTTCTAAAATAATATTTTCAATATTAACTTGATTTAATCCAATATTAATAGTATTATAATATGCATTATATGATTTAACATTAATATTACTAATAATATCTGTTATATAAACATTATTACTACAATCATAATATTTATCTTTAATAATAAATAATATATTATTATATAACGGATATATATTACCAACAGTTTCAAAATCATTAATAATATAATTAGGATTATTTAAAATAATATTATATATTTTTACTGGAATATTAAAACCAACATTTATATTTGAATATATACATGAATAAGAAATAATATTAACATTATTTATATTTGTTGTCAAATCTAATAACACCCCTATATTTGTTTCATTATATATTTTTGAAATACTAGGATTAATAAATAATTTTATTGGTAAAATATTTGCATAAATTATTATATTGGTATCAGTTATATAATTTAAATTATTTAAACTAATATCATTAATAAATACCTTTTTTAATCCAATATTTGGATCTTCAAAATATGCATTATATGTTATATTAATATTATTAGTATAATTAATAATAACATCGGTTGTTCCATTATATAATTTATCATTAGCCATAAAATTTAATTTAATATATTTTGGTGTAATATTACCTGTTATTATTTGTTCTCCAACACTATAATTATTTGCATTAATTCCCGATAAAATAATATTAGTAATTAAAATTTTCTGAATACCGATTGAAATATTTAAATATACAGCCTTATAAAATGCTATATCAATAAAATTATGGTTTAATGTATATGTTAATTTAGGTATTAAATTTTCTGTATATTCTTGGTCGGTTGCAATAAAGTTTATTAAAATAGATTTTTTTATAATATTACCAATCATTTTAAAATTATTACAAATATAATTACTAGCATGATCTCCATTTAATATAATATTATTTATATTTACAATTTTATTAGAACCAGCATAAGAATCTATAAAATTTGCATTAAAAGATTCCACATAAACAATATCATTTTGTAAAATATTATTAGTGTTAATAATATTAATATCAATATTTGTTGTTTCATCATATTCTTTACTAATTGGACTAATATTTAATATAATTTCATTTGGTAATATATTACCAATAATATTTGTATTATTTACTGTATAATTTATTAAACTGGGTTCTAATATGATATTATTAATTGTTATATTTTTATTTGTTTCACAATAATAATTATTATAATTTGCTTCTAATGATGTAATTTGAACTTTATTATATTTATCTATATCTAATATACCAGATACAGTATTAATTTGGACAAAGGCTTGGGTTGTTTTATCATATAATTTATCAATATTAGTAAATGTTATTATTAATTCTTTTTTTATAATACTAGGGTTATTTGTTTTTACACTATTTATTTTATAATTAATTGAATCAGTACCTGTTAATTTTAAATTATTTATAATTAAGTCTTTATTATTTCCTGTAATAATATTTTTAAATTCTGCATTAAATATACATAATACATTATCATTAGGTAAAGTATTAATTATATAATTACCAGTACAAATACTGTTTCCATCATATACTTTATCATCACCATTAAAATTAAATTCAATATATTTTGGTAAAATATTACCATATAATATACAATCTAACATATAATAATTTGAATTTTCTAATATAATATTAGATACTTTTATTATTTTTTTTTTATTTACATTTTTATCATTATAGAATGCATTATAAGATATTATATTTATATCGCTATTAAATATAACATTTGCATTGGTTAAACCATCATATATTTTATCTTGTGATATTATTGGTATAATAATTGGTTGGGGATTAATATTAGCCATAATTATATTAATATTTAATAAATAATTATTACTATTATAACCAAATATTTGATAATTTGTAATTTGAATTTCATTATAACCTACATTTGAATTTATAAAATTAGATGCAACATTTTTTATTATAATTGTATCTTTATTTAATACACCATTAATATTTTGTAATATTACACTAGAACTATTAGTGCCATCATATATTTTATCACTACCTATGAAATTAGCATATACGTTTTTTGGTAAAATACTAGCAGATATTATATATATATTTGATGATAATATATAATTATAACCAGAAATAGATATATTATTTATAGTTATATTTTGAAGTCCTATATTTATATTATCATAAGATGCTGTATATGATAATAATATATTAGGTATTATATTAAATTGAATATTTGCATTTAATGTTTTATCATAAATTTTATCAAAACTAATTATATTTGGTACTAGTATTTGTGGAATTATATTACCGGTTATATTAGTTTGTTCTGTATAAAAATTATTATTTAAATTTTCTGGTAATATTAAATTATTTATTATAATATTTTTATTATAACCAACATTAGGATCTGTAAAAGAAGCATCAATTATTATATTTGATATATCTAAACACATTATTAATACATTTAATGTACCATCATAAATTTTATCTGGAACATATAAATTTAAAAATATTTTTTTTTTAATAATATTAAAACTTGAATTTATATTTGCATTTATATTATTAACTAAATAATTTACTGTTATATTATAACTACCACAATCTAGATTAGGTATATCATATATTGGTTCCAGTGTTAATAAACCATTTGGAGGATAATAAATTAAACCATTTATTGTATTGGAATATATAATATTTTGAATTGGTAAAAATATAATTGGTTTAATAATTATAGAAAAATCAGTAAAAATATCATAGCTATTCGTTTTATAATGTATTTCTAATACATATTGTCCTACATCTAAATTTTGGGCGGTAATAATACCAGTATTCGCATCTATATTAATATTATTAATTGGATTATTTATATAAAATAAAAATGAAGTATTATTTGAACTAGTACTAATTATTGGTAAATCAGAAATAAAAATTTCATTATAATTACAATATACTAATGCATTATTATACTTAAATATAGGTATAATAGTAAAATTATATTTTTGATATATTACTTGATTATTAATTGATAATGTTAAATTAATATTATAATTATTAACCAAAATAATATTTTTTAATGATAAATAATTATTAAATATTTCAATGTTTTGATTATCACATGTTAAATTATAATTAACATTAGTAGGTATTATCTCAAAAATTACATTTTCTAATTGATCACCATATTTTACTATTTGTGGTTGTGTAATAATATTTAAATAAGGATATACACTAACTTTACATATTATATTTGTTATACAATCATTTTTATTATAATTAATACTAAAAATATAAATATTTGGTTCTAAATAATTTAATTGTAATATACCAGAACTAATATCAATATATACATTATTATAATTTGTATTTAATTGAAAAATACCATTAATAATTTCATTAGATATTGGTAATTCTGAATATGTAACTATATTAGAATATGTAATTATATTATTATATGAAATAATAGGATTAATAATAATATTTATAAAACAAAAATTAGACACATTATTTTTAGTATAATTAACTACCAATTTATATATATTACTAGGTGCATTTATAGTAATTATTCCAGTATTTTGATTGATACTGAAATAAGAAATATCACCACTTATAGTAAATATTCCACCTAATTGGGATACATTTGGTTTACCAGTTATCAATATAGTAAATGCATTTCCTATATAATCTAAATAAGAAATTATAGGTATTACAGATAAATTATAATCAGTAGAAACACTAATATTATTAGTAGTTAATATAATATTAATTTTATAAATACCTAAATCATAATTTGAAAAATCTAAAATACCAGAATTACTAATTTTACTATTTGATATTATATTATAAGAAGTTAATGTTGGAATTATTATAGGTAGTTCAGAAAAATAATTATCACCATAATTTAAAATTAATTCATTGGGTTGATAATAAAAAATAGGTTTAATTGTAAAATTAATAAAAAAATTAGATATTATTGAATTTAGGTTCCAAGATACCGTAAATGAATATGTATTAATTAATAAATTATTTAAATCAATAATACCTGTATTTGGATTAATAATTATTTCATTAAAACTAGTATCAAAACTAAATAATGATAGATCCTCATCTGTTAATATATTTAATGGTGGATGTAATATTGGTATTAACTGACAATTATTATTAATATTTATTAAATCATAAACAATATTTGGACTAATGATAATAGTTAAATAACCGGTTATCATTTGATTATTTTGAATACATTCTATTATTAAATCATATTTAGCAACCTTTAAATTTTCTAAAATTGTTATAATACCAGTATCAGTATCAATTAAAATATTATCATTTATTATATTTAAATTAAATAAATTAGCATTAGTAATATTGGGACTATTTGAAGTATATATAGCACCAAAATTTAAATTTATAATATTTGGATCATAATTCATATTAGTATTAATTATATATATATATATAATTTATATTCTTAATTTAATATATGTTATATATGCCATTAACATTTAATGATCTATGCACAGAATTGAATAAAAAAATTAATTTTAATAATATTTTAATTATAAGACATAAATTAACAGGTCAATTTATGAATAATTTATTTATTAATCAAACAAATGTAACAAGACTAATTTATGTTAAGGATAATATTATTATTAATCCTAATATATATAATAGATATTTTAATCGTAATATTATTAGACATAAAAATATTAATGATATACTTGTAAAATTAAATATAAAATATGATTTAATATGTTTAGATCCATTTCATGAATATAATGAAAGTATGTCAGATTTAAAATTATTAACATCATTTTTAACTGATAATGGTATATTAATATGTCATGATTGTTATCCACCAAATAAAATATGTGCACAACCATATTTTACTACTGGTGAATGGTGTGGTGTTACTTATGGTGTTTTTATAGAATTTGCATATAATAATCCAGATTGGTTTTATACAATATTAAATACTGATTTTGGATTAGGTATTATAAGAAAAAAAAATATATTTTTTAAATTATATATATGTAATTTAGAAAATAATAATATAAATAAGGATATACAAAACCAATTTATTGAATTATTAAAAAAAGAAGATAATAGTACGTATGATTTTTTTATAGATAATAGTAAATCATTAATTAATATTTTACCATATGTATAATTAATTACCATATGTATAATTAATATTTTACCATATGTATAATTAATATTTTACCATATTTCAAATTTATCTTTACTATATTGAATATTTGATAAATTATTTGTAATATTTTTATAAGAATCCATTGCTTGTTTAATATTTATATCTTTTATTTTAGTATTAACCGGTTGTAATTTAAATGCTGAATCTAAACTGGAATATTTAGAAGTAGAAATACCACCACCATCAATATATAAATTATCAAAAGCAATATCTAAACTGGTATAATTATCATTCACATTATAGGTTGATAATCGCATATCTTCATTAACTTGTATTAATTGATCGTTAAAAATACCATTATTAATTTTTTCTTCAAATTTAATATTAAATTCTTTATAATTTTTAATATTTTCATTTGGTATATTTATTTCTTTATTTCTAACTTGTAATAATTTATCATAATTTAATATTAAATTAGTATCATAATTATATAAATGTTTCTTTTCTAGTTCATTAAATTTATTTTTAAATTTTGTATAAGCTTCTTCTTTCAATTCTACAGGTTCATATTTTTTATTATTAAAATTAGTTTTTAATTCATCGTGAGTATCTTGAAGTTTATTTAAATAATCATCATATTTTTTTCTATTAACTTTATTTGTTAATATTTGATTTGCTGTAACAATATGATAATATATATCTTCCTCATTTTTATTATTTTTATCTGGATGAAAATTTAAAATTAAATTTCTAAAAGCTTTTTTAATTTTATGTTCTGATGCTTCTGTTGATATATTAAGTATTTCATATAAATTAAATTTTAATGTATCAAAGTTAATTGTAAGACTCATTAATTTTAAATATAAAATTTAAAATAATTAAACGATAAACTTAAAATTAATATAAAATATATATTAATGACAACTAAAAATGAAAAAATAGAATCTGCATTATTGTTAGCATCATATTTAGATACAATTGGTTTTAAAAATGGTATATGGGAATTTAATTATTTTAAAAGTATTAATAGTTTAAATGAAGCCATAACTGCAAATTTTACAATAATACATCATTATATGGCATTAGGTGGATTTACTAATATTGATATTAAAAATTGGAAATCTAGTGATGATACACTATTAATAATAGCTACTACTAAAGCATTAATTGATGGAGGGACTGAATTAAATTTTATTACTAGATATATTGAAATTTATGATGAATTAGTAAAAGATGAAAGAGGTTCAGGTTATCAGACCTTAAATTCAATTGCTTTATTAAAAAAACTTACTAAAAAAGAAAAAAAATTAACATATTTAGATCAACTTACTTTTGATAATAATATGGGTGGTAATGGGGCTGCCATAAGAACAGGACCTATTGGTATCTATTATGCAAATGATATAGATAAATTAATATCAACATCAATAACGTGTTCTAGATTAACTCATAATATTCCATTAGGTTATTTAGGTGGATTACTTACTGCATTATTTGCATCATATGCAATAAATAAAATAGATACATGGTTATGGATAGATAATTTATTAAAATTAATAAAATCAAAAAAAATAATTGAATTTATTCATTCTACAGATATTGGAACAAAACACGACAAAGATATTCAAGAATATTTTTCATACTGGTTTAAATATAAAGAAAATAGGTATAATGATATTATTAAATTTAGAGGTAAATCACAATTTGTATTTCCATCTGAAAGATTTTTAAGTTTATCAGAATATGTTATACCATTTGGAAATAATAGTAAATTTAATTTTGGTTCATCAGGATTAGACTCTATTATATTTGCATATGATTCATTATTAATGTCAATAAAAATTAATGAAAGATATGAATTAGATTTAGAAAATCCTATATATAGTGCCGAATCATTAATATTTTTTTCTGCATTACATTGCGGTGATTCGGATTCTACTGGTACTATTGCTGGTTTTTGGTTTGGAGCTTTATTGGGTTATAATGGATTTGATTTAAAACAAATTAAAAAAATAGAATTTTATAAAGAATTAAAGATAATATCTAATAAATTTATCAAAAACATCTAATAAATTTATCAAAAACATCTAATAAAATTAAAGATAATTCATAAGTCCTTCTACAGTTCGGGGTCCTTCATAAATATGACTACCTAATTTATCAACTTTTACAATTGATGGATAACCAGGAATATCAAATTTTTTACATAAATTATTATTATGTTCTTGGTCGCATTTTATATCATGAACTTCAATATTAGGGTCAGTAACTTTATTTGTAAATTCATCCCATATAGGTTGAAATCTAACAGAATAACCACACCATTTGGTATTAAAATTATAAATTTTTGTTTTATTATTTTCTATTGGTTGATTATTTATTGTTGGTTTATGACCGCATTTAATTTGAACACCAGAATCAACATTATAATCTTCATTTAATAATTTAAGATTTAATGTTGACCTTAATGCATTAACTGATCTAGCACCCTCGTAATTTAAAAATGAATTACCATTATCAATAATAACAGTTGGAAATCCTGTTATTCTATATTTTTCTATTAATTTATTATTGCTATCATTATCACATTTGATATCATAGGCTTTAATATTATCTGAAACATCAAGAGAAGATACAAAATTATCCCACACTGGTTGAAATGCTTTAGAGTGTCCACACCACGTAGTATTAAAATTATAAATTTTTATTATAGATATATTTTTAAATGTGTCGTTATCTTTTTTAAATAATTCATTTAAAAATAAAAATATTAAAAAAATCCAAAAAATTAAAACTAATAAATCCATATTTGAATAACTTTTCATTATATAATAATTTAGAAAAAATAGAAAAAAATATATAAAAATATATTTTTTCTAAATTACTATATATTTAAAATGTCGGGAAGAAATAGATTTGATATTATGGCACCTTTTTTTAATGCCGGTGATGATAGACGTTATGGTTTATATTTAGATGTATTAGAACAGGAATTTAATGCAACTAATGAAATTAAAATTACTAAAGTACGCGATGAATTTAAAAATAGAAATTTTGAAAACGCACCTAATAATGATGATAATATTAATTCAGAATGGGGATGTTTTTTTAAGGGTTTGACTGCTAAATTTAATGCATCTAAACAAAATGATGAGGTTGTTAAATTTATTAATACCATTGGAGATAAAGCCGACAGTACAATGTTACCATTTTTTAAGGCAGTAATTTTAGCCCATTTGAATAGTATGGAAGGGACATATAAGGGTGCCAGTGGCTTGAACAAACAATCCTTTGAACAACAAATGGATTGGGGGTCCAATGAATCATCCATGAAAATTACTAGTATTTCATTTATTACTAATTCATTAAGTATTGTCACTGATGCATTAACTAACTCGCTTCTTGCTATGTTAGTAGATGATTGCCCAACCACTGGCACTGAGGCAACTAAATTTAGTTTCCTTCCAGGTAAGGATTGGTTAAGACGTCGTTTAGAAGCAGAGTCTGCTGTTAATGGAAGTGCTA